TAGGTCCTCGGTCCAGCCCGCTTCTATCGCCAGCCCCCACCACTGACCACACCGAGCTGTGGGCGGAATCACTGCGTCGTTGGCAGTCGTGGTGGGGGTGGCTTTTAGAAGGCTCTCAGACGCGTCAGGAACGCTTATGAGCGTCGTTTGGGGTGGGGGGGTAGGTGCATCAGCCCTCCAATCCCCAACCGCAATAAACGCAAATACGGCTGAGGTTGTGGCTAGGAGCCTGGGTATCCAGTCCATTGATGATCCTTTCGATCAGGGGTTCGTGAGCAGGGCAACAAGTTCGCTGAACTCAGACAACGACATCAACACTATCCCATCGGTTGTCCCGTCCGGCATTGCCACCATCACGAATGGGCGAATGTCGCCCACCGCCTTCGCCGCATTAGACTGGGCTTTAGCGGCTTGGAAACGGGTAGCAATCGGACCGACCTGTAGGCCAGCTTTTATCTCGGTACGAAAAGCACCACCCCAGTTCTCCTCGTGACGTGTAAGGTGACCGCCCAACCCCAACTTCTTACGGGCACGACGCGCCTTCGCATCCCCTTTAGTCCGATTTCTGCGACCGCGAGCGGCAGGATCGGCACACCCTCTAACTCGGCGTACACCCTGTCGGTCTGCTCGTCCCAAAGTGCCAAACAGAGGGCAGTTGTCCAGGGTACATTTGTCCCTGTTGCCCTGACATTCGCCTTTGCGATCATCGGTCACTGGCTTAGCCATGCGTCGAGTGCTGCCCGGATTGTCTCGGAGCGCGAGCGCTTGTCACGCTTGGCTGCTCGATCCAACCGCTGCAATGTCTTGGGTTCCAGCCGCACGGCGATCATGGTCTTACGCACGGGCACCCTCCACGAGTGACACAAACTCTGCAAGTTGTTCGGCAGTCAGTTGCTTCAAGTCGGTGATTGGCCGTTTGGCAATGTCGCTCGCCATGTCTAGCCTGTCCTGCTTGTTGAACTTCTTGCCCATTGCTAGGGCTGTTGCCTCGGCTACCAGAATCTTGTGGTCGCGTGCCGGTGCGACAGCTTCGGTGTCTGGCTTCTGTTTCATGTGCTCCCGGTACGCCTTGCGCAACGTATCGAGTTGTTCTGGCGTTACCGTCGTCAAGTCTTTGACGCCAACCTTGGCTGCGAACTCGTCGGGATTGATGCCGTTCTGGTAGCAAGCTGCCTTGAAGTTGGCTACTGCGTTATCGGTGGCTGGCTTGGTGGCTTCGGGTTGATCCTCCCACTCGGCCTTCGACCACAGCGACAGGCAGATACCAAAGCGCATCGCTGCGTTGCGCAGGAAGTCGCCAATCAGTTCTTTGTCTAGGTCTGCCTTGTCGTGCTTGGCCGTGCCAACGCCGAGCCGGGTCTGCCCTAGCACCGTCAGCCTGCCCCACATCACGGCGTTGCCATTGACGACGTTGATTGCTGGTCGTCCGTCGGTTGTCCATGCCACCGGCTCCCACGACCAGTTGGGGTCAATCTCGATAAGGATTTTGGTGATCTCTGCGTGACCAACAAAGTCCAGTGTGATGCCACCGCGCGGCAGTTTGCCGACGATGGATTTGTCTGGCACCCCGTAGGTGCCGAGGATGTCTTGCAGGTTCATTTCTTGTCTCCCTTTGTTTTCATAACTCGGATGTTGATTTCCTTGCGGAACTTGTCGGCAAGTGCTGGGTGCTCTTGCTCAAATCGTTTCTGGTCAAAGGACTTGCGGGTTTGATTCTTCCACGACACTATCTCGCTGTCCTCGTAGATGCCAACGGCAGCATCGCCCAGCAGCAGTCCAATCCGACCTTTCAGCTCGGACTCAATCTTTTCTAGTTGGGTTATCTGCTTGCGAGTTGTGTGCAGTTCGCTAACCATCTCGGCTCCGTTGGAGTCCAAGAATGCCACCGTGTCATCGGACTTGGGGTGCATGTACGCCGCGTGCTCGGCCTTGACCATCACACCAAACGGAATGATGCCCGCATCAATGTCAGCCAGGAACTCCCGGCACGACTCAATGTGCATTCGCTTCTCGTCTGACGTGACCTTTTGCGTGTGGCGATACAGCTGCAGGCTGCTGTCAAAGATGATCCATTCGACGGCATCGGCGTTGGCGCACAGCGCTTGTTGAACGCCTTGCCAATACCACTGTTCGGGTAGTTCGCCCGTCCAGCGCACGCTGGTTGTCTTGATTTCCACTGGGCCGGTGTCGCACAAGCCATCGAGCGTGGCAATGAGCCGCACCCCTGGCTCGTCGTAGCAGTACATCACCACTGGCTCGGTAATGGGCAATGCAAACATCTCGCTGGCCCACTGCCGGATGAATGGTTCGAGTCGGTTGCCACGATCCATCGCGGCGTTCTGCTCTTTGGGTTCTGGTGCGCGGTCGGCAAGCAGTTCTACTGCGAGGTCGCCACCGGTGGTGTAGTTGTGCTTGTCGTAGACGGCTGCTGCGACTGATGCCGAGATGCGCGCCAATCCCTCGTCGTTGCGCCAACGGGCATTGAGCCAGTCTTGCGAACCGTGCTTGGGTTTATCAATGGTGTAATGGGTCATTGTTCCTCCTGTATCACGATGGTAATACGCGGGTGTGCGGATTGCAACCCCTTTCGTAAAAAATCTAGAACAGGGGTGTACCGAGGTTTACTACCTTCTGCACCATCCCGGCGGGGATGTGGGTAACCATGCCCACCGTATCCATCTCCGGCTCCTCGTCGGGACAGTACGAACAGGTCACCGAGACGTAGCCTTCTAGCAAGTCAGGCCACAGCCAGCCCACCGACACCACATGCTGTGGCTTGGCTTTGTAGCTCTTGGTATGTATCCAGCCGTTCTCTGAATCAAAGGCGTCAATCCAATGGACCGCCACCAACGCCCAAGGGCAGGTGCTAATCGAGCCAGCAGACATACTCGCAGGTTACCCTGCCCTTTACGGGGTCCACGAACATCAGTCTTTGTGAGGGTTTTCCGACCGCCGCCACGAAACTCTTGGCGTATTGATTGTCCGACTCAGGGCTACCTGTCACCCAAATGCGCCCACCATTCGCCATTGTCAGGCTGATTGGCGTATGGAAGTGGCCCATGATGGCGTCGTGGAAGTCCATAAACGTTGCCCAGGCGTTGCACTTGCGCAGGATCGAGTATGCCGGGGTTTGGCCCCCGAAGCTCGGTATCTCGTCTCCGTGCACAACCAAGAGCTTGTAGGCACCGATGGTGGCAATCTGGTACCAGTCTGCTGACTGCTGCCACGTCACGTGCTTCAGGTGGTTGCAGCGTTCTGAGGCAATCTGGTACGCCATGCGGTCCACGTTGTCTGCCCCCGGCATGTCGCCCTTGCGACCGATGCGCCCGTGGTTGCCATACTCGCACACCACCCGTAGGTGGGTGAAGTTGGTTGACAGCCGGTGGACCACCGACTCAATGATGTTGGCAACGGTGAACATCTGTTCAAACAGGTGCGCTTCGATTTCGTACACCTGTCCCGGAAATACCGTCAATCCCTCGACCATATCTCCACCCAACACCAGCACGCAGTCATTGACCGGGTGATGCGCGCGCTGTATCTCGGTCAATGCCATCACCTTGTCGCACATCTGCTCCATGCGCTTGCGTAGTACTTGCAGGTTGTACGACACCGACACTTTGCCCGCCTGCCAGTCGGTGAGATGCACGAGTGCGACCTCTGCCTTCTTGGATTTGGTCGCCTTGGGTGCAGGTACTTTGACGCGCGGTTGCACCAACGCGGCATCTTTGGCTGCCCGATACACGGCTTCAACCAGGTCTGCGCTCTTGCTCTTGGCGCGCGCGGCTGCCCGTTGTGCATTATCCAATGCGCGTTTGAGATCGATGATCTCCTGCTCGTTTCGCATTTCGTCACCGATGGTCATTTGTCATCACCCTTTTCCAAGAAGAAACGACGGTGGTATGACAGTGTTCCCTGACCCATGTGAACGCCGCGTTTCTTCAACGCCTCAACAATCGCGCGTTGACTAATCGTTGAGTCTTGCATTGCGGCAACAAACTCAGCGAAGTCTTCGTCTGACAGCGCTCGTTTGATTTCGTCAATCTTGTTAGGGAACACTCGTTTGTTCGTGTTGTTGCGTGCGTCTTCTAGGAACCCCATGTCATACTCCCATCTCTGGCGGATTTTCCAACTTGGAGTAAATCTCGTCCAACCGGTCGCGGTCGTAAGTTCTGGCCATGTGCAAACAACCCAAGTAGCCGATGGCATCCCGCGTGTTATCTGGCAGCCACTGATCGGCATTGATTTCGTGTTGCAGGCGCGACAACTTCACCGCGACCATAAACAGGATCGCTGCTTCAGTTGTCAGGTGCTGCCCGGTGATTGCGTTGAAGATACGAGCTGTGCGCTCATAGTCCTCGGCAGGGTGCGAGTACGCGTCCTGTCTTGGTCCGACGATTAGTTCGTACGCCTCACGCACGATCTCCGCGCCGTCTGTCGGGTTTGCTTCCATGTTTCCCCTTTGCGAGTTGTTCCACTTTTGCTATCAGATTCCACAGGTCGTCCTGCTCAGCCATCCCTGGGAAGACCTTGCGAAGAAACCTAGCTATTGCCTTCAACTCCATTTTGGTCAACTGTTCGCTCATTGTCAAGCATCCCCTCCGTCGCATGGAACTCTAGGTGATTGTCAAGCCGGTCTTCAACCCGCTGCTGACCTTTGTGGAGAATCTTCAACATGCCCAAAACAACCTGATGATCCATGTGGTTCTCCTTGCGAAACTTGTCTAGGACGCCGACGATGATTGCGCCGACAGCGGCTACGACAGCGGCAACAACCGCAGCCCAGCCCGCATCCACGTCACGCCTCTGGCGCAGGACGGGTGGCGAGCCACTGCTTCACAGCTTCCGGTGTCGCATCACCAACGACATAGCGCAGGTGCCACGGCTCGGATTGGACTTCCCATGAGAACCCGAAACGGTGAGCGTTCTTCAACAGCCACGCCAAACGTGCCCCCGAAGCGTGAGCGATGTCAATGGCGATACCGAGGTTATGGTTGCTGGTGCCTGGAACCGCCATTGGTGCTAACCCTTTTTTGAGGTACCACGCTTTCCCTTTGTAGATACGCGGGTTTTGTTTGAGGAGTTTCTTACCTGGCTTATCGGTGTACCTCTGGTAGAAGCCATACTCTTGGGTTT